AACTGGTCCTTAATCGCGTCGATATCGATGCTGCCGGTTTCAATGCGACGCGCCATGGCGGCCAGGACCACTTTCTGCTGAGAAGTAATAGGTGAATCAAAGACTGATGCCGGGCCGCCGCAGCAACCCAGCATCTAGCCGATCAAAACAGCGGCGCGCCTTCGGGTGCTGGTGCCGGCGCCAATGGCGGTGGCATGTGTGCGGCCGGCCCTGCGGCAACTGGTAAGGCTGCTCTCGCTGCAGGTGCAGGCAGCCCTGCATCACCAAACGCGTCTGGCCGATCAGTCCACCCGACGATCTCAAACTTCGGCTGATAGTTGGTGCCATGCTTGTTGGTGACTGGCTGGACACCGACACAGCGCACCACCGGAAGCTTGCCGGTCGCCGTCTCGGGCGCTACCAACCAAAGATCATAGAGGCTGTTCATCGCCTCGATCACAATGCCGGCGGTGGAACTGAACTCCCGCAAACCCAGCAGGTTCTTCTCTGAGTATAGATCCAGCTGAAAGCCGCGCTTAAAGTCCTGGCCCGGATTTGATGCAGCTTCGCTAAACGAGGGGTCCATTACCTTTTCTGGGGCCACATTTGCTGCAAACTTAAACCAGCCTGTCTGCAAGCCCGGCATGTCGAACACCGCTGTCATGTCGGTGACCTCGAACTGGGGTTCGTCCTGGCCGTCGCGCTTGGTGTACCAACGTCCTGCTTTAGCGTTAAACGAGATAAACACCTTAAAATCCGCGCCAGTGGCGGATGGAGTCATAAAACCCATAATCCTGTTTCCTTATTACATTTGGGGTGCCGCTTGTCAGGCCTGCGGCGCGGCCTCGGGGGCAAGGCCCCAGATCTCTTGGGCGGCTGCTTGCGCGCCAGGGTCGTTCCAGTAAAAGCTGTCAAAGTCAGGCGAAAGCGAGCCTGTCAGTGCCGCACCGTCATCTGACAGGCTCAAGAACCGCTCGATTGAGTTTGCGATGCTCACAACCCGGCTTAGGTGACTGCGCGGATCCTCAAGCTTGTAGACCCCGACCTTTTGGGGGGTGACGTAAGCGAAGCGGATTTCAGAATTACCATGTGCGGCGAGATAGATAGCGCCTTGCCTCGCATGTGGATCAGAGATCTTGGACGACAGTCGCAATTGCGTTTTCAGATCAACTATGATGCCGTGATCCGGAAACCAAAAGTCGAGCCAGCCAATGAACGGCACAGGCACGCCGGGGATCATGACCTCGATGCGGTGCTGGCGATTACCATCGGCGGTAGCCGGAACGCCGTATTGGCGCAGCTCCTTAAGGCCAATGGCGACCGCAGGAGCAATACCGGCGCGCTCCTTCTCGACGCCGGGGTGGCCCGATAGCGCAGTCAACTGGTTAAACCTAGCCACCGCCAGTTCCTGGCAGGCCTCCACCGAGGCATCGGGCTCGAACAACCCCATCTCGACCCCGGCCTCAATGGACGTACCGCGGTGGGCAGCTGGGCCAACACCTGATTTGCGCCCCATCAGCTTTTGCATGGCCCACATTGCAGGTTGCGCAACAAACAAGTTAATCGACGAGGCCGACAAATGATCAAGGCCGTGACGTTCAAATGCGTTTGCCATCATGCCACCTGCGACAGTTCGATGTCGGCGAGCGGATTACCCGCACTAGGGGCTCTGGGCCGAGCGATAGCAATGTAGCTATAGCAATCAGGTCCAAGGCGTTCTTGGACAAGATGCACGCAGCCTTTATCGCAAGCCCAGCGCACCCGCTCGGACAAACGCTCGAGTATCTTGCGCTCCTTATCGCCAAAGCGGCGCTTAGGGCCTATGTCTATGTCCTTAGCAAGGAAACCGCGGTGATATTCATAACGGTCCCCACCTGCGGCATTGGCCAACCAGGCACAAAAAAGTAGTTCGTGCCCAACCGTACGTCGGACATTTGTTCTTGATATGTTCTGCATTATACTTTGCCTTGTAGTTGGTTGGATGAGCGATGAGACAAGCGGCCTCGGACAGGCTTTTCGTAAGATTCCATGAATGTGCGGATCCGGGCCTCTGTATCTGGCCAGAGCCTTCGGCCAGCGCGCAGTTGACGCACAAGCTTCCAGTCATTGGCAGCTTTACGGCCAAAATAGCTCTCGGCCATTTGGTTGGCCTTGATGAACGAATCAATTTCAAAGATTATGGGATGTGTCATACATTCCTTATTCCGATATCAATCCAACATCGCAAGTAGGGTGTCATCCCACAATTAAGATTGCGGGAACCATCCCACAATGTTACCCACAACTTATGACTCAACCCTCAGCCTTCAACATCGCTTTCCTTAAAAACATTTTGGAAGTTGCAACCGCGCCAGATGCCTTGTGGAACTCGCGCTCGCTTTCGCTCGCTGCCACTGGGGGCAAGAACGCCTACCTTGTCCGCGACATCATAAAGGGCAAGAGCATTAACCCGACGCTTGATACGCTGGTGGGACTTGCCAAGGCTCTGGAAATGGACATCTCACAGATGATCCCTGCAGGTGCCTCGGTCATGCAGCGAACAGGCGGGCGCCAAGCCTATGATACCCTTACTGTAGTTGGCGCTGTTGCAGCAGGCGTCTGGCGCGAGCAGACTGACTGGGGCCCTGAAGACTGCTATACCATTGAGGTTGGGCCCAATCTTTATCCCGGCAGTGAACGACTAGCACTTCGCATGGAAGGCTTCTCGATGGATAAGATTATTCCGCCTGGCTCAGACCTTGAATGCCTGCGGGTCGCTTATGGCTATGTCGAACCGCAACCTGGCGACATCGTCATCGTCCAGCGAAATCGGCACGATCTACAAGAGCTCACCTGCAAGCGCCTTGACCATGATGGACAGAATTTTGTTTTGCGCGCTGAGTCTTCGCGAGCAGAGTTTCAAGAGCCCATCATTATTGGGCGCCCGGATGAAAATCACGTCGGCGATCATGATACCACGATCATCGCAATTGTCTTGCGGGCGCACCAGAGTCTTTACCGCCGCGGACGGTGATACAACCCTTTGTCAAGAGGGTATATAATCAGAGACTGTTTGTAGTGGGATACATCCATCGTTATTCTTGAGGGCAGAAACAGGAAAACCCGAAGTACGGGCTCCTGTATGCACCTTATCAAGGATATATCGATGCAGACCACCGCTGCCCATTGTAACGGCCTTTGCCCTACCCTGATGACCCCTGAAGCTAGGATCTGCGAGTTGGGCCAGATCATTGCAACTGGAGTGCTGCGGATGCGCGAACAGTCCAGTCATTTATCTGATGCACATGCAGATAGTTCACTTGGCTCTCCTGCCTACAAGAGCGTTAGCCATTCCAGGCAAGAAGCCTGCAATGGAGAACGATAATGCAAGATAATGACGATCCGCAGGTGCTAGCAAGGCTGGCATCGTTAAAACAAATGTCTGTGACTGAGCTAAAAGCCCAGTGGCAGGCTCTCATTGGCAGCGAGGCACCCAACAACAGCCGTTCGTTCTTAGAACTGCGGATTGCCTATCGAATCCAGGAGCTGACCTATGGCGGTCCATCCAAGCCAGTCGTCCGGCTACTCGATTCCCTAGCCGACGAGGTAGACGGCAAGAAGGTGCGCAGGTCAGTTATCAGCGATCCGCGCAACCCTGTCATTGGCACAAGGCTGGTTCGTGAATGGGATGGCGCCGAGCATATCATTACCGTGCTGCGAGACGGCTTTGATTGGCAGGGCCGCCGTTATAAATCGCTCTCGGCGATTGCGCGCAATATTACCGGCACACAGTGGAACGGCTACCGCTTCTTTGGCCTTCGAGCAAACAAGAGGACTGCAGCATGAAGGAGGCGGCACCCCCTCGACGCCTACGCTGCGCTATCTATACCCGCAAAAGCTCCGAAGAGGGGCTGGACATGGCGTTCAACAGTCTCGATGCCCAGCGGGAATCGTGCGAGGCCTATATCGCCAGCCAGCGTGCCGAAGGGTGGCTGTGTATGCGCGAGCATTATGATGACGGCGGGTTCTCCGGTGGAACACTGGATCGTCCGGGGCTCAAGATGCTGCTCGAGGATATCGAGGCTGGGCTGGTTGATGTCGTGGTGGTCTACAAAATTGATCGCCTGTCACGCTCCCTGATGGACTTCTCGCGGCTGGTGGAGGTGTTCGACAAGCACGGTGTCACGTTCATTTCCATCACCCAGTCGTTTAACACCACAACCTCCATGGGCCGTTTAACGCTTAACATCCTGCTGTCGTTCGCCCAGTTCGAGCGCGAGGTCACCGGCGAACGCATTCGTGACAAGTTTGCGGCCTCCCGCGCAAAAGGAATGTGGATGGGCGGTTTTGTGCCAATGGGTTACGATGTCGAAGGCCGAAAGCTTATCATCAACGAAGCTGAGGCAGACAGGGTCCGTCAGATGTTCCAGCGGTTTGTTAAGCTTGGATCAGCGACGCTGCTGACCCGAGAACTGGTAGCGGCAGGTTCGATCAACAAGCGCGGTAAACCGATCGACAAGGGGTTCTTGTACAAATTGTTCCGCAACCGGCTCTACCTCGGCGAGGCAGTCCACAAGGGCACCAGTTATCCGGGCGAGCATCAGGCCATCATTACGCATGAACTGTGGGATCAGGTCCACGCCATCTTGCAGGAGAGCCCCCGGCAGCGCGCGGCGAACACCCGAACCCAGACGCCAGCGCTACTCAAGGGGCTGATCTTTACTGCAAGCGGCGTGGCCATGACACCAACCGCCACCAAGAAAGGCAGCCGCCATTATCGCTATTACACTTCAATGGACGCGATCCGGAACCGGGCGGGCGAAGGTACTGATGGGTTTGTAAGGCTGAACGCCGGAATGGTCGAGGGTGCGGTCATCCAGCACATCCGAGACCTGCTGCGCGCCCCGGAAATTGCGGCGCGCGCAGTGGAGGCAGCGCGCCGAAGTGACCCCGACATAGACGTGCACGATGTTGTCACCGCGCTGGCCGGGTTCGATGGACTTTGGGAAGCTCTGTTTCCAGCCGAGCAGGCGCGCATCGCCCGATTACTGATTGAGCGGGTCACAGTCAGCGCCGATGGCCTCGCGGTCGATCTGCGCACCGATGGCCTTGGATCGGTCATTCGCGAAATGATAGCGCCCGAACGGAGACAAGCAGCATGAACGCACCTGTCACCACGCGGGTGTTCATCCCGCTCACCATCCGCAAGCCCAACGGGCGGCCCAAGATCATGCCGCCAGTCGATATGGTGCCAGACACCGGCGGGGTGGCCCCGCACATCCTGAAGGCAATCGCCAAAGCGTGGGGTTGGAGACGGAAACTTGAAACGGGTGCTGCTGCGACCCTTTCCGATATCGCTGAAGCCGAGGGCGTATCGGACCGCTATGTTGGGCCAATGCTGAGGTTGGCCTATCTGTCGCCAGCCGTGCTGGAGAAACTACTAGTTGCACGCGTATCACCTGAGGTTTCGATTAAGGAACTGGGGATGGTATCGGAGTTACCGTGGGCCGAGCAAGAAAAGTCGACATTTGGGGTAGCTTGAACGGTCGGGAGTGAGGCCAACCTCAGGGGTTGGTCTTAGCACGCATTTCCGGCACACTGCATCAATGATCGGTATTATCTCCCCGGAAGCAGAAAACCTAGCAGTCGAGATCTCGCCGCTTTTGAGGGCTGCGCTGCTGACCCTCGAATACATGGAGGTCAACGGCTCTATAGGCCTGACGCCATCAAAGGCCCTGAAACGCTACTTTGTGGAATGGGCAGCGGAATCCTTCGCTTGGCCGGAATACACCGCCGCGGACCTCTACTCCTTTAACAAGGTCCTCAATGAAGTCGACTTCCCACCTTTGGTAGTGCTGCACGATCTGCTCGTTGGGCTGAAACTGGCACGCCACCAAAATGGTGTGATGCAAATATCGAAGTGGGGAACGAAAATCAGGCACCACCCAGGTACCGTCTTAGCCATTTTAGCCGAGCACCTCATGCATGGCTACGACCACAGCCAGCATAGCCGCTTTGACGACACCATCGTCGGCAACTGGGATATCTTCATCAACGTAATCAACGTGGAAGTCCATGCGGGATGTAGCGACGATCACCTTTGTCAGGCGCTATTCGGCAGTAACGCCAACGAACGCAGCCTTGGGCACAGCCGGGTCAGATCCGCATTCTACATCCAAGTCTTGCGGCCGCTCCTATGGCTAGGGCTTTTGCAGGGGCACGTGGTGGGAGAAGGCCTCAATCGAGAGCGGATGTTCACCAAGACGCCGCTTTGGTCCTTGGCATTGAAGTTGGAAACGGATCGGCAAGTGCCGGATCTGGTTGTTAATTGAAATGACATCCGCAATGGACGCTGCCGATCCTGACCTGCCCGACGCTGCCGTCGAACACATTAGCCAGATGCTAAAGCTAGCTACGAGCAAGCATCAAGAGGCCATGGCCTTGCTTGGCACGCCCGACCCAAACGCGCTACCCCGGCTGCATGAAGTGCTCCGGCTGCTAGAAGAGGTTGAGCTACTTGCAGCTGATGCTGCGACCTACGTGGAAGCTGACGTCATGAAAGCCGCCATCAAGGATCTCCACCTCCAACAAGCCAGCGTTCAAAATGCGATTGGCCAAATACAGGCAATGAAGGCGCGGTCGCCCTGGGCGACGCCTTGGCCCTGGTTTACGTTAATTGTTTTGGCGCTACTGATTACTCAGGCGATAGCGTGAAGGCAGCTTTTAAGACCGAAGCCTGAATTTCTCTCTCACTCCGCCAACCAAGATTGCGTCCAAAAAGTTCGGTCGGCACAAATCGTCAAAATACTGAAAGATATGAATTCTTTCTAACCGCACGTTTTCCGAAGAGGTTCGGGTGAAAAGAGACAAAAGCCGATCAGAGACCGATTTTAGCCTTTTAGGCAGTCTCCAAGGTTCGGTTGTAAATAGCAAAACCACGCGTAGCCTGGGGTTTTTTGCCCTGTAACGGGCCATCACATTGATTCGCTTTGATTTATTGGCGGAGACGGTGGGATTCGAACCCACGATAGAGTCACCCCTATACACACTTTCCAGGCGTGCGCCTTCGACCACTCGGCCACGTCTCCGCATTCCCCTTGGGGACGCACGCCCCTAGCCGCTCCTTTGCGCTTTCGCAAGGCACAGTGATTTGCCATAACCCTATCGATGAAAAGATATCTGTCCCTGTTCGCCAGCGCCGCGATGTACGCCGCATTCCCCGTTTC